TCAGGCCGCGGCCACCAGGGCTGGGGCGGCGGGGCGAGCCGGCGCCTGACCGGTCTCCAGGCGGTAGAAGACCAGCCCGCCGATCTCGGCCAGGGCCTCCCGCGCCACTGCCCAGGCCGGCAGCCGCTCGGCCGGATGCCAGTGGGTGGCGCCGCCGGTGGGGTCCACCAGCGCGCCCGAGAGGGCGCGGGCCGCGATCCGGCGGCAGACCGAGAGCGCCGGGTCCGCCGGCGGCGGCGCGACGAGAAGGGCATGACCCAGGTGGCGCGGGTTGCAGGCGGGGAAGAGGAAGGGGTCGCGGCAGGCGGCCGCGAGTTCCCTCGGTCGCGGCTCGGGCAGGCGGGCATGGCCGCCCGGAGCGAAGGGCGCCGCCCCCGTCACCCGCGGAGGCCGTGGCTGCGCGGCGCGCGCCCGGTTCGCGGCCAGGGCGGCCAGGGCCTCGATGGCGCGCACCGGACGGGTCCCGGCCTCGGCGTAGAGCGTGCGGGCGAGAACCTCGGCCGCGGCTTCGGCGGCCTGATTGGCGGTGAGCATGTTCAACGGTCCTCGGCGAGCACGCGCACCTGCGCGGCCGTGCTGTGAGCGGTACGGGTGGCCTCGTCGAGCTTCTGCTCGATCCGGACGAGGTGAGAGGTCAGTCGCCCGTCCACGTCCCGGATGAGGGAGAGCGGGACATAGGTGCGGGCGACTTCCAGCTTGAAGGCACTCAGCTCCTCCCGCGTGCGCTCAAGCGCGCCTGCCTGGGAAGAGGCCTGTGGGGAAGGCGTGGGCTCATGCGGCCCGCGTTCCGGATAGGCGGACATGCTGCGGCGGAGCTGGTGCAGCATCCAGGCGAGCAGCGCCATGAATGGCGTGTCGACCGCCGCGGCGATCCACTGGGAATCGTTGGCAAAGGACAGCATGGGTCCTCCTTCGAAGGGTCAAGGGCGGGGATCGTTGCCCCAGGGGTCGTGGTCCGGGGGTTGATCCCGCTCGGCAGCGCCCCGACTTGCCGGGGCGCCTATGAAGGTTGCTGTGTGGCTAGGATGTGGAACGAACCGTATCTCGAGACCTGCTGCCGGTCCGCGCTGCACCGGCTGTTCCTGACGCACGGCGGCACCCGCCCGGCCGGCCTGCCGGACGAGGCCTGCTTGCGCCGGCTGAGCGGGATGGGCCTGGCGGAGGAGATCTCGCCCGGCCGTTTCGCCATGACGGCGGCGGGCACGGTGCGGCACAGCAGCGAGGTGCTGCGGCTGCCCCAGCCCGCCGCCTGACGCGGGGAGAAAGGAACCGCCCCTATCCTCGCCAGGAGGCGCCGCGCGCCGCCGGGGGAAGGCTCGGCAAGCGCACCGGCTCGGCCAGCAGGCAGCCAGCGATGGCGTCCAACGCGTCGTCCCGCGCCCCGTCCGCCCCCGGCTTCCACTCCGCCATCTCCTGCGGAAAGGAGGTGCGGAACACCGCCTCATGCGCGTGCAGCCGCCGCGCCGCTAGGGCGGGGTCCAGCGCGCCGAGGATGCGCTCCGCCTTCGGGCGGTGGCTCGCATGCTCCACCACCGTACAGGGGGCGCCGGCCCGTGCCAGTTCCCGCCGCAGCAGGGCGGGCAGGAACTTGCCGATGCCGTTCGTCTCCACCCGCACCACCGGCAGCATCAGTTCCCGCGCGAGGGCGGCGACGCGGCGGCACTGCTGCGTCGCCGGGTCGTCCGATGCTTCCGGGTCGTGGGTGATGTAGGCAAGACGGTGCAGGTAGTGATTGCCCACCGCGTCCGAGAAGGTCGCGGCGAGCACGCTGCTGTCGCCCTTGCCCGGCCGCCCATAGGCCGGATCCCAGAACCCGCCACCCGAGGCCAGCCGCCGCCCAAGCAGCGAAAGCAGCGGCCTCCCGTTCGCCTCGCGGTAGTCGAGATCCTCGCCGTAGCGGATGATGAGCGCGGGATCGAGCCGCGCCGCCTCCGCCGCCGCGCATTCGAGCATCATCTGTCGCCGGAACTGCAGCGGCCCCACCCGGTCCCGTTGCGCCTGCACGCCCTCGCGCGGGAAGCGCTCGGGCCAGGCGCTGCGGCCACCCGCATCCAGGAGCGGGATGCGAAGCCGCCGGTAGGTGGCGAGATAGGCGCCCTCCACCTCCGCCGGCGCATAGAGACTTTCCGCACAGTGCGGCGTGCCGACGAAAAGGATCGTGCCGCCGGGCGTGAGGATGAACTCGCATTCCGCCAACCGCTCGCGCAGCTCGGCGCGCTTGCCCGGCGTGTCGCAATTGCCGGCCACCTCCACGTCGTCGCAGACGATCAGCTCCGCGCGGGCACCCGTGATGTTGCCGCCGATGCCCTGCGCGAGCATCGAGGGCTCACGGATGGCGCCGCGCCGGCGCACCGTGAAGCGATCGGACGCCCAGGCCTCCCCGCCGCCGAGAAGATGGCGGCAGAGCGGGTGCCGCTCCAGAATGCGCCGGACCGTCGCGACCATGCGCGCAGCCAGCGAGTGGTCGGCGGCCAACACGAGGATGCGCAACTCGGGCTCGGATGCCAGCCGCCATGCGCACCAAAGGCCCACGAGCGTGGACTTGCCGCAACCGCGAAAGGCCATCAGCAGCAGCCGCTGGTCCCCTGCCGCCTCCCGCGCCGCCAGCCAGCGCGCGATGCGGCGATGCACGCCGGGGGTCGCGACGCCCGTGCGCAGGTTCCAGGCGTAAAGAAACTCGAGGAAGTCCCCTCCCCTCACATCGGGTCCGGGGCTGTCAGGTCTGGTCGTCATCCTCCATCGTCTCCCCGTCTTCCTCCTCGGCCAACCGGATGGACCGCCGGGCCTCGGCAATGAGCGCGCCGGCCTCGCCGCCCGCCTCCGCTGACGTTTCGCTCGGTGCCAGCTTCATCAGGTGCTCAAGATGCGCGAGCGCGGAGCGGGCGGCGGCGTGATGGGCGGTGAAGGCCTTCGGGTCTTCCTGCGCGCCCGGGGCTGGGCCGCGCTCGACGAAGGCCTTGTAGTCCGCCACGATCTTCCGCAACGCGCCCTGCATCTCCTCCCGCGTCAGCGGCGTCACGACTTCACCGCGCGCACCCGTACCGTCCCCACCGCGAGGTCGATCGAGACCGTGCTGCGATTCCAGGCCGTGACCGTGATCACGTCCTGTGCCCCCACCTGGGCGAGGAACACGACGCCCGAGGTGGAAAGGCTGAAGGCCGCTTGCACGAAATCGCCGGGCCGCACGCCGTTGCAGGGCACGTTGACCTGCGCCGAGGCACCAGCCGCGAGCGCCGGCGGATCCCAGCTCATCTCGGCCTTCACCTCCCGCACACCGTGCGGAAGCTCCGGCGTGCCGTAGAGCACCGACGGGCTGTGCGAGGGGTCGCAGGCCAGGCGAAGGCTCCGCACCTCGTAATCCGTATCGATGCGCGCGACACCGATGATCGCGGTCATCACCTGGGGCGCGAGGCGGATCGTCTGCAGCCGCGTGAGGCCGCTATCGTTGCTGTCGGCATTGCCCTGCCACCAGCGCGGACCGGTGACATAGGTCAGCGACATGCCGGATGCCCGCACCATCGGGCCGTCCGTGGAGGTCAGCAGCGTGCCGCCCGCCCCGAAGCATTGGATGACCAGCCGCGGGTCGTCCGCGTCGATCGCCAGCGCGAACTCCTTGCAGTTCCGCGTGTCCACCACGAAGCCGAGGCCCCGCCCGCCCGTCAGCACCACCCCGCGGTCCGTCAGGGTGTAGCTGTCCAGGGCCTGGAAGGCGAAGTTCCCCACGGTCGTCGGCGTGCCGCTGACGTTCGTCGAGAGGCAGGCGAGCTTCTCGAAGCCAGTCTCCGTCGGATTCCACCGGATTGCCGCGGCCCGGAGGTTCGGCACGTCCACCAGCGTGCGCGTCGCCTCGCGGTGCTGCGCCGCCTGGTGGATCGCCCGCACCACGCTGCCCACGCGCGTCGCAGTCGGCGTGTAGTCGATGTCCACCCCATAGCCCTGGCTTGCCCAGGCCACTTCGTAGACATGGTCCTGCGCGCCCGCCGTGTGGCGCGCGACATAGGCGTCGCACCCTTCCATCCGAATGTTGCGGGCGATCACCGCACGCGAGTTCACCCCGATCAGGAATGGGATGCCCTCGATCGGCCGATCCCGCGCCTGCAACTCGAAGGCTGGCCCGTCGAAGACGTGGCGGTTATGCGCGACATAGGCACCGGGCGCGGCCGAAAACCGGATGCCGTACCGGTCCTTGTCCGGCCAGGTCGCGAGCGACATGGCGAAGTGCCCACCGTAGTAACGCACCGAGGTGTTCCAGGCCGCCGCCGTCGCCGTCCGCACATCCAGCCCGTAGCGGTTATCCACCAAGCGGCCGAGGTGGAGCACGCAGTCCTCGAAGCCACGTTCCACGCCCAGCGTCTGCACGCCGATCGTGAAGCGCTCCACCTGCCGAATGTCGATCAGCGCCGAATCCTGATTGCGGATGACGATGCCGATGTCCCGCTCGTCCTCCCAGGAGGAGAGCGTGTTCCGCAGCACCCGCAGCCCCTGGTAGACCTTCGTGCGGTTGCGCAGCGCGGCGCCGTCGCCCAGCGTCAGCGCCGCCTCCCCGCCGGCACCGGCATAGAGGATGGCACCCAGCATGATCAGCCCCGCCGAGGCGCCAGGCAGAGTCAGCGGGATCGTCGTGCGATAGGTCCCCTCCCCGATCTGGAGGAACTTGCCGGAGGCGCCCGCCGCGTTCATCGCCGCCTGCAGCGCCGGGCCGTCATCGGCGATGCCATCCCCGGTCGCGCCGAAGTCCCGGGCGGAGAGGCGTTCGGAAAGCTTGTCCTCCACCGTCCGCGGGATCCCACCGGGGAAGGGCGCCGAGAGCGTCGCCTCGCCACGCGAAAAGGTGGTGACGTCGCCGAGGCTGTCGAAGCCGAGCAACCGGTTCGCGCGCGCCGGGCGCAACGGGAGCTCGAAGCGGCCGCCGGCCTCGCCCGGGCCCTGATGGAGCGATCCCGCGAGATCCTCGCGAAGCTCCTGCAGCGCCGCCATCTGGCGATCCAGCTCGTCGTTCAGCGTGTTGGCCCGCAGCACGCCGTTGGGCTGGTAGTCCGTCACGCGCTCCATGACCAGGCGGCGCCGCAGCACCACCTTCGCCCCCGCCGCCGGCGGCTGGACGAAGGTGACGAGCCCACCTTCGGAGTGGCCAGCGCCGAAAACGCTATAGCCGACCCCGACCAGCAGCCCATCGACATGGACGTCCATGTCGTCGGGGGAGAAAATCGGGAAGGGATAGACGAAAACGCTCTGCGCGCCGTCCGCCACGTACTGCACGCGCGGCGCGATGTCGCCGATGCGGATGTGCTCGGGCATCAGTGGTCTCCAGTTCTGCCGCGGGGGCGGGTGTCGGGATCAGTCTAAGAGGCTTGTGGCGACACGGCCGAGGCCCTGCGCCGCCCGCGCCCAGCTTGTCATCGAGGCATCCTGATCAAGCAGCGACTTCCGGCCGGCCGTCAGGCGCGCGGCATAGGTCGCGTCGTCGCTGCTCTGCTCGGCTGCCGCCGTGCTGCGGAGCCCCGCCACGAGCGCGGCCGAGGAACCATCATTCGGATCCACCCCGCCCGCCGCGAGGCGGGCCCGCGCCGAGGCGATCGAACGCTCGAGCTGCGCCTGCCGCTCAGCCGTGTTCTGCGCGGCCTGAACGCTGAGGATCTGCTGCTGCGCCTGTTGCTGCTGCAGCGCGTTCGCCTGCTGCACCTGGGCATTCTTCTTCTGTCGCGCCGCCTGCTGGCTCTGGGCGTAGATGGAGGCGCCCGTCGCGGCGAGCGTCACGATGGGGGCGAGCTGCGCCATCAGTCAGTCATCCTCGTCTCTGTGGTGACGGAAAGCAGGGTAAAGGGAAGCGGGGCGTCGCCCTCAATCCGCCAGAGCGGCGCGAGCGAGGCCCTTTGCCAGCCCAGGCCACGAACCGTGACATCGCCGGTGAAGAGCGGCGGCGCCGCATCCAGCATCGGGCTGTCGAGGCGACGAAACGGCACCGGCTGCACGCCACGGCCGAGATCGACCGCAAGCGAACCGGTGCCGAGCAGCCGAAAGGTAGCGGCAACGAGGCGGATAGGCCCCGTCCGCGCGCCCGCCGCCGAGACGATATCGGCCGGAAGCGGCTCCACCACATGAGCGAAGGACAGACCTACCTGCACCGAGGCAGCCGCAGGATCGAGCGCAATGCGTCCTGACAGGACCGTTGTCAGCTCTCGCGGTGCGCCGTCCGCCAGTACGTTGACCGTACGACCCTCGAGATGCGACAGGCCCGACCAGTTGGTGCCTGCCGCATCGCTGGTCCCGGCCACGCAAGCATCGAGCGCCATCGCATCGTCGAAGCGCTCGAGCCGGAAGCTCCCGGCCCGCTCCACCACGGCGAAGACCACGCCCTCGATCTCGGCGAGACAGCGGAAGGCACCGTCCGTCTCCTGCCGCGTCCATCCTGTCACGCCCTCGGCGCGATAGATGGTCAGCGTCGCGAGGCTGCCATCCGCCATCGCCAGGTGCAGCAACCGCCGCTGCGAGTCATAGGCCATCGAGACCGGCGAGACGATCAGGTGCCGCGCAATCAGCGAGAGGTCGTCCGCCTGATAGGCCTGCTGCAGGTCCGTGTAGGAAAACTCGTAGATCCCGCGCCCCGATCGCGCGACCGAGACAGTCATCCCGTCCACATCCATCGGTGCCACGCTGCGCTCCACGATGGAGCCCACGCGCGTCTGGCGCGTCACCTGGATCGAGGCCGGCGTCAGAGGATCCCCCGATACCATCCACTCCGCCCCAGAGGTGAAGACCTGCAGGTGCCTGCCCGCGAACACCGCGCGGATAGCGTTCAGTTCGTCGGAGACGAGCGAGAAGCCAATCGCCTGGTCGTCGAGCCCCGTACCTGGATCGAAGTTCTCGTAATTCGCACTGCGAGAGAACCAGAGCCGGTTCGGCAGGTCGCGCGACCCACCCAGCACCAGCCGCCCCTGGTAGAAACAGGCGCTGATAGGCCAACCATGTGCGCTGCTGAAGGCCGATTCCGCCCAGTCCGTCGTCGTGTCAGCGGAGGAGAGCGCATCGAGCACATCCGCCGCCACCACGCTCGGTGAGGAGAAAGAGGTGATCCGCAGCCTCTTCCCTCCGATCCGCAGCATCGCCCCGACATGCGAGGAGGCGAAGATCGGAGCGGTTGCCGTGACCGACACGTTCCCCGTCGTACCGCCGGGCGTCAGCCCCACACCCGCCGGCACGAAGCGAAAGAACGGTTCGGCCGAGAAGACGAAGGGCGCGACCGACCAGGTACCGGTCTCGGCGCGCTGCACCACCTGCGGCGGCATCGCGGGATGCAGCAGCAGCAGCATGCTCGCATTCTGCGTGAAGGTGATCTGCGGCAGCATCGCCGCCGTCCAGGATCCGGTCAGCTCCGCCACCTGCACGTCGTTGCGCATGATCCGTACGCGCCCATCAAGCAGCACGAGCAGAAAGGTCAGCTCCGTGCTCGCCTCATAGGGAACGAGGCGGGCAGCGCCGGGCAGCACCGCCAGGTGCCGCAGCCCCGGGCGCCGTTGCAGCCCTCCCGTCGGCTGGATGAACACGTTGCGCAGCTTCGCCGCCCCGTTGCCCCAGGCCGGCACGTCACCGCGCCCAAAGAGTTCCGGCGCCAGCTCCCCGGCCGTGAAGGCCGTCTTGGCGCGCTTGATCGCGGGCATGGCGCTCAGCCCCGCACGCTCAGAAGGGGAAAGTCCTCGATCCCGCGCACCGTCTGCTGCTGGCTATCGAGTAGGCGCGCCTGACGCAGCTCCGCCTCCGCGATCCGCATCAGCATCTCGGCGCGAGAGCTGTTCTCCGTCAGCGGCAGGCAGAACTCCGCCGCCAGGCGTGAGACCAGCGCGCCCGCGAAGAAGGGCGGGAACTCCACCTCCGCCACGCGAAAGATGTAGGTCAGCGTCACCGCCTCGGCATCCGCGTGAAGCCGCCCTTCCTGGATACGGTAGGCGATTCCGCGCCCCCGCCCGCTACCAGCCGAGATCACCCGCAGCAGGTTCGGCGGCAATTGGAAGGCGCAGGCAAAATCCGCCACCGGCACCGCGTCCAGCCGATTGAGTCTCATCTGCCCCGATGCAAAGCTCCAGGGATGGCAGGACAGCAGCGCATCGCGCGCGCCGGGATAGAGGTTGGCAGCCACTTCCGCCTCGGCCGTTCCCTCCTCCAGGGAGGCGATCGGCTGCGCACCGACCTTGAGCAGCGCGCGCGAGCAGAGGGCGAGGGCGGAGAGCGCCATCGTGTCGTTGCTCCCTTGTTGGAGAATGCCGGGGAAAACCGTCGAGGGATTGCGCAGGGCCGGCGCCGGCGCGGTCGCGAACGTCGCGGCCGATCAGGCGCGGAACAGGCGGCGCGGCCATGGCAGCCAGCTCCGCGCAGCATCTGGAGAGGAAAGGAGGCCGCGCGCGACGATCCCTCGTCGCGCGCGGCCCAAGCTGGCCGGCTTATTCGGCCGCGCGCATCCGCACGACGCCGGCGTTGTCGATCAGTACGGCGCCCTGGCTCATCATGTTGTTGACGAAGTGAGCGGCGCGGTCACCGTGCCAGGTCACGTCCGTCATCACGTCCTGCGCCACGGCATGGCCGATCGCCGTGCGATGGTAGAAGTAGCAGAAGCGCAGGTTGCCGCTCTTGGTCAGGCCCGAATGCGGCATCCACAGCGCGCCCAGCCAGCGCTTCGCCTGCATGCCCTTCCACGGCAGGTCGCCCTCGCCGATGAACTGCGAATTGGCGAACTCCGGGATCTGCAGCAGCTGGCTCCACTGCTTCCAGCCGACGACGGCGTAGCGGTTGCCGTCGTCCGGCACGTCGGCCGCACCGAGCATCTCGAAGGCCATCAGCACCTTCGCCTTGGTCAGCCCGTCGGTGTCGGTGGTGCCGGCCGCGGTGCCCACCGCCTCCTGCGTGGCGGTGTCGAGTGCGCCGATGATCAGCTCGTCGGTCTTGCGGCCGAGCGCGTAGGCGCCGGCATTCGCGACGATGGCGCGCTCATCGACGTTGGTCTTGATGTCGTCGAGCTTGTCCACCCACTCACCCGCATAATAGTCCTGCAGGAAGCACTCCACCGCGGAGTAGTCGAGGTTCATGACGGGTACGACGCCGTTGCGCGCCTTGGCCGCCGCCACGCCCTTGCCGACGCGGGGGAAAACCGTGGAAGCGCCGTGAATGCCCGTCTTGGAACGCACTGTCGGGCGCAGCTTGCTGCCCTGGCGCTGGAAGGCCTCGTGAACCTCGGCCTGGAACTGCTTGACGAAAGCCTGATCAATCGTTGCGGACACGTGTGTCGTCCTTCGGAAAGGGTTTGCGGCACGGCAGGGTGCGGTCGCCCGGTTGACCCACCCCGGAAAGGGGCAGGGGCCGGGCGGCACGCGAAACGGCGCGCGCCCGCCGCGGCCTTCTGGGCCAGGGCGGGTTGTTCACGCCGGAAAGGGGCTGGAAACGCGAAAGGGCCCCATCCGCGCGGCGGATGGGGCCCTTTCGGAACCACAGAGAACGGGGGCGGGCGGCACCAGGGGGTAGTAGGGTGCCACCCGCCCCCGCAGCCAACCCGCACGAGGGGGGATGCGGGTCAGCGGCAACGGGGCCACCCTTTGGGGGGTATCGGTGACCGCCGTCGCGGAGATGCCGGAATAACCCAGCAACTCGACTCTGGTTTCAGCAACTTAGACCAGAAACCTTAAGCTGGGATTGAGCCTTAGCATCACCCTCCCGTGAGGCGACGGAATCCTTCCGTCACTCGCTTCACGAAATCCGGCTCACGGGAACGCCAGTAGCGGGGATCCCGCATCATCCGGCGCAGCGCGGCCTCGTCCACGGCGTCCGGCACCTCGGCCTGGCGGGTCAGGGCGGGCTCGCCCTTCTCCATCATCCGGTGCAGCGCGATCACGCCGTCCGCCGTGGTGGAGAGTGCCGCAACCACCTCCTCCGGCAGGTTCGCCCGGCCCCAGGCCGAGATCTGCTTCGCCGTCCGGCGATACCGCTCCTCCCCGCCGAACTCTGCCCGCAGCCGGTCGCGCTGCCGCTCGGCCTCGAATTGCGAAGCCGCCTCGGCCACGATCGGCAGCAGCCGCTCCGCCGCCAGGTCATAGACCAGCTGAACCTGGCCCGGCGTGAAGCCCGCCCGGTGCAGCGCCGCATTCACCTCGGTGTCCGGCCCGACCAGCTCGTGCTTCGGCTGCACGACGTATTCGTCGGCCGTGTCCGGCACACCGATTGCCCGGCGGAAGCGCTGCCGCTCCTCCTCCGGCGCGTCGTCGCTCGGCGGCGCGAAGCGGGCTGAAAGCTTCCGCTCCAACTCCCGATAGGACTTCAGCAGCGCGTCCACCCGCAGTACGCCACGCTCGGCGTCCCAGAACTTCTCCGGCACATCGTCCGGCCGCACCGCCACGGCATCCACCGCGGCCTCGGTCCCGTCCGCGCCGGGCTCCGCATCGACCTCGAGCAGGTTCTCGGTCATTCGCTCGCTTTCTCCTCAATAGGGGCCAGGATGGCGCTCGGCGCCGAAAGGGTCCTGGCGAGGTACCGGGCCGCCGCCGGCAGATCGACGACGGCCGAGGCCGAGGGCCCCATCGCCGCCACCGCCTGCAGGAACAGCAGCGTGTTCGAGGCATCCGCCCGCCCCTGCACGCGGGCCAGCGGCGAGCGGTAGGCGATCCGCGCCTCCTGCCCGTCGAGGGTGATCATCGGCACCTCCCCCCGCCGCCGCAGGATCGAGAGGCAACGCGCGATCAGCGGTGTCAGCAGCTCCGCCTGCAGCCGTCCGTAGGTTGCCCCGAGCAGCCGCGCCGTCCCGGCACTCCGCTCCAGCACCTCGGTGGCCGTCATGCCGGGGCTGGCCGGCATCGCAAGCCGGTCCGCCAGCAGGGCGGAGCGGATCCGCGCCCGCATGTCCGAAAGCACCAGCTGCGACACGTCGAAGGAGCCCGGCGCCGCCAGCGGGGTCAGCCCCGCGGAGCCAACCGCCTTCGGGATGATCGAACCCGGCTCCAATCGCACCGTCGCCGGGTTCAGCACGCCGTCGTCATCGGCCTGCCAGATGCCCGTCGCCGCGATGGAGGCGTTCTTGAGCACCAGCTCCACCACCTTGTTCGCGGTGCGAATGTCCGGCAGCGCCTTCATCACCGGCCCGCGCCCATAGGTCTCGCCCGGCGCCTTCATCCAGCGGAAGGCAAGCAGCGGGCTCGCCTCGAACCGCCCCTCGGCGAGAAGCGTGCCCCGCCCGTCCCGCTCGAGCACCGCCGCGAAGATCGACCCGCCGAAGCTGGGCCACACCGCCTCGATCACCCGGCACTCGGCCTCAGCCCCAGTGGCCGCGACAAGGTCCGCCGGCAGCACCGCCGCCGGGTACCGCGCCGCCAGGGCTGCCCCGCTCATCCGCACCAGCCGGAACACGCCGTCCAGCCGGCCGGAAGCGCCCTCCTCCAGCACCGCCTCTTGCAGCGGCACCGCCGTGAAACGCAGCGCGGAGGGCTCGCCAGGCGGCGCCTCCTCCACCATCACCACCCCGGTCCCAGCCACCACCAGGTCGAGAAAGGCCTGCGGCATCTCCAGCGCAAAGTTGGAGCGGTCCAGATGCCCCTGCAGCGTCTCCGCCGCCGGCTCCAGCACCCCCGCCAGCTCCGGGTCGGCACAGCCCTCCACCGGCGCCAGCCCAAACCAACGCGACCAGGGCGGCGTCAGCTCCGCGAGCAGGGAAGCCGCCAATCCCTCCGCCGCGTCGGCCGCCGTGCTGTCATAAAGGGCTGGCCCACCCGAACCCGGGTTCCGCGCCAGCACATGATCGTAGCAGTCCCGCCAGACGCCCTCCCAAGGGCGGCGGCGCTCCAGCGCGCGCTCGGCGCGGGCAATGATCTCGTCGGGCGTCATGCCGCGGCCCCTCCCTCGGGGCGCGGCGCCGCGGAATTGCTGCTGCCCATGCGCCTGCCTGCTCCTGCTTGTGAAAACCGCTCCCGCCGCGATCGCCAGGGCCCGAAAAAGCACAGGCCCGGCGCCGGAAGGGTCCGGGCCGGGCCTGCAAGTTCGGAGGGGATCGGGAGGGATCGTCGCCAGGCGCAACTGTCCCGTTGACAAGGACGCTTTTAGCCGCGCCCCTCGCCTTCGTCAAGAACATTTTCCTCATTGCGGAACTTTTTCTCTAAACGCCGGAACAGCCCATAGGGCGTCACCGCGAAAGGCGCCGTCGGCCCCAGCAGAGCCCGGCAGAGCGAGACACAGGAGAGCGGCACAACCGCCGGCAGCGCGCGCGCGGGCGCCCCCGGCAGGAAGGGCCCAAGCACCCGGCACCCCGCCCGCCGCCAGAATCCCGGTAGGTCAAAGCCCGAATCCACCGCCAGCCGCGTCACCAGCAACCGCCCGGAGAGCGGGTCGAGCACCGTCCACCCGGCCTCGTCCTGCAGCCCCGCGAAGCAGTGCCGGAACCCCGGCCGCAGCAGCCGCATCCAGCCCTGGTCTGCCCCGCCGCCGAAGGCGAGCCAGAGCAGTTGCGGACGCGACTCCGCCACCCGGCGGTGCCCTGCCCCCCCGGAAGCGGCACCGCCGCCCCGGTTTCCCGGGGCGGCGGCCAGCAGATCGATCATTGGCACCGAAGGTGCGGAATTCATGGGCCTTACCCCGCGCGGAAGGGCACCACCTCACCCGGCTCCGGCGCACCGGCGGGCCCGGCCACAATCCCCTTCATGCGCAGCGGCCACTCCAGCCGCTCCATCGCCTCACGCCAGAGGCGATAATCACCCCGCTCGCGTGGAGAGGTCGCGTCGGGCGCCGTGCCCCGCTCGCCCCAGATCCGCATGATGCGGGCATGGGCGAGGTCGATCCGCCGCTGCCGGTAGAGCCGGTCGAGGGCCTTCACGACGTCATCCGGCTCGCAGGGGCGGCTCACCAGGCCGCGCCCGGAGACGATCCGCGCCCCGTCGCGCCGGGCGACCAGAGCCGCCATGGTCCAGAACCAGGCCTCGTCGGCACTCTGGAATGGCTGCACCTTGTCCAGGCTCGAAAGAGTGGTGGTCGTTGCACGAAGAGAACCGGAAGTAGGACGGGTCAT